TTAGAACAAGCTAATTACCTTAACGGACAGGGTATCGTAACGGCGCTGAATTTTATCGGTGGATGGAAGCTTTGGGGACATCGTACGTCATGTTATCCAGGCAACACGGATCCTAAAGATACGTTTATATCGGTTCGTCGCGTATTCATCTATGAGCAAAATCAGTTCATTTTAACGTACTTCCAGAAAGTCGATAAGCCGGGTAATCGTAAGTTAATCGATAACGTCATCGATAGCAAAAACATCGACTTAAACGGTAAAGCTGCTCGTCAATTTATCCTTGGTGGTCGAGTCGAATTTTTAGAAGAAGAAAACCCGTTGACAGATTTGATGGATGGCATTTACAAATTCCATATCTTCTTAACACCTGCTTCTCCAGCAAGAGAATTACGCGGGTTATTTGAATTGGATCCGAACTATTGCAACACATTATTCGCATAAAAAGGGGGGAATTAAAGGATGAAAAAAACGGATCAAATTTTAACTAACTTCACGGCATGGGAAGATGCTGTGAATTGGATGGGTGTAGTAGATGTTGAATTACCTGCATTTGAAGCATTATCAGAATCTGTTAAAGGTGCGGGTATTGCAGGTGAATCAACAGCACCGGTTAAAGGGCATTTCGGTGGCCAAGTGTTAAAAATTAATTGGCGTACACTATCAACGGACTCTATTCGCTTAGCAGAGCCGAAAGTGCATACACTAGATTTCCGTGGCAACCAACAGCTCTTTGATCCATTAAACGGTTACGTAGATCAAGAAGTTGTAGTAAAAACGCGATGTGTGCCAGTCAACTTTGCGCCAGGTAAATTCGCAGTAGCAGCGGCAACAGAAACAGCAAATGAATTCGAAGTACATTACATCAAAATGGTTGTAGGTGGCAAAACGATGCTTGAATACGATAAGTTCAACTTTGTTTTTGTAGTTAACGGTAAAGATGTAATGGCAGAAGTACGTAAAAACTTAGGTATGTAGGAGGCAATTTCAATGGGACAAAAAAATGTTGTTGTAGCACAAGAAGGTTTAGAAAAAGTAATTATTTTAAGCCGTCCAGTAAACTTTGACGGCGATGAAATTAAAGAAATTAACTTAGATTTTGAGAAATTAACGGGTGAAGACATTGAGCGTGCAGAAATGCAGTACAACGCTGAAAATCCTCAAAATTCATTGACGATGGTCAAAGAAATGTCTAAAGGCTTTGCTGCTATCGTAGCGGCAAAAGCTGCAGGTGTAAACGTAGGTGTTATTCGAAAATTATCAGCGCCAGACTATGCCAAAGTAACAATGCGCACGACGCTTTTTTTAATGGGTGGCAAATAACTTGCCAACCTACTCGAACGATTCAGCTAATATGTCTTTACTGTGCAAATAACAGTAAGGCATCGGCTGAATTTTTTTTAAAGATGGAACTTAGACGCTTGTTTTCTTGGAAATCGACGATTGATTTTGCCAAAAAAGAAGCAGAAAATAGCAAGAATTGAGGTGAAAGTTAGTGTCTAAAGTGTTTGAAATAGCTTTTAAACTCGGTGGGGAACTAACGAGTAGCTTCAAAAATGCGTTCAGTGACGCTGACGGCGCGATGAAAATGCTAGGAGCAGCTGCAGCTGCTGTTGGGGGGACAGCTGTTTTTGCTAATTTAGCGTCTCAATTCGGCGAAATGGATGCATCATTATCACAATTATCAGCACAAACAGGATTGATTGGTGAAGATTTTGAAGCGCTGAAAGGTACTGCAGAAAATTTATTTCGAAATAATTACGGTGAATCGTTTGACGAAGTAACGGCAGCACTTGCTAACGTAAAGCAAAACATGCATAGCTTGAATGACGTCGATTTAGAGCAATTTACTGGTGATGCACTATCCTTCACTAAAACATTTGATGCGGATATGAACGAAGTCACACGTGCAGCTAATAACATGATGACAGCATTCGGCGTGAATGCTTCCACATCGATGGATTTATTCGCTACAGGTGTACAACGCGGCTTAAATTTTAGCGGCGAAATGCTAGACAATGTTGCCGAATACGCGCCTTTATTCGGCGAGATGGGATATAGTGCTGAAGAATATTTTGGAATTTTGGAGCGTGGCGCACAAGCGGGTGTTTATAACTTAGATTATGTTAATGACGTAATGAAAGAGTTCCAAATACGCGCTAAGGACGGATCCAAAGCAACAAATGACGCAATGGTGCAATTATCAGATAGTACGCAACAAGTTTGGAATGATTTTTTAGCTGGTAATGGCACAGTTTCAGAGGTTGCAAGTACAGTTGTGAGTGAATTACAAGGCATGGAAGACCAGGTTGCAGCCAATCAAATAGCAGTAGGTCTATTTGGTACTAAATGGGAAGATTTAGAGGCTGATGCAATGTATGCGATGTTAGGTACATCAGAAGCCATGCGCGGTTTTGAAGGTGCAATGGATACTGTAAACCAAATACAGTTTTCTTCCTTCAATTCAGCAATTCAAGGTATTGGACGTATTCTTTTCATGGATTTAGTTTATCCGATTGGTGATATGGTATTACCTTACTTAAATGATTTCGCTAATTATTTATCGAATAATTTACCTGGTGCAATAGAACAAGGAAAAGCAGCTATTCAGCAGTTTGGACCAATTGCACTTGCTGTAGGTACAGCATTTATAACATATAAAGGCGTACTTCAGGGTGTTGCATTGTATCAAAAAACGTTTAATCTTGTACAAGCACTAACGCCAAAACTTTTATACGCACAGCGTACAGCAATGTTAGCATATACATTCGCAGGCGGAGGTTTACGCGGCATGCTTACAGCGTTACGAAGTGCAATGTCAGCGTTAAATTTAACGATGTTGGCCAATCCTTTTGTATTAGCAGCGGTAGCATTGGTTGGATTAGGCGCGGCTTTTTATAGTCTATATCAAAAATCAGAAACATTTCGTACTGCAGTAGCGCCATTAATCGAAATGATAAAAACGGAATTTGTTGCGATGGGACAGCAAGTAGTTAGTGCATTTCAGCAATTTGTACCGATGATTGCAACGTTTGCAGGAAGCATCATACCTGTTATTACAAATTTAGCGACGATGGTCATCCCATTAATTTTACAAGCTGTACAAATGGTTTTTCCGATTGTACTTTCAATCATCCAATCCGTTTTACCGATTGTAATTACGCTCATTTCAACAGTAGTAACAACGGTTCTAACGCTTGCTCAAACAGTTCTTCCGTTAGTCTTAACAGTTATTTCAACGGTGTTCCCTATGATTCTAAGTATTGTCCAAATGGTGATACCGATTGTTTCAACAATTCTCCAATCGCTCGTAACAATTATACAAGGAATACTTGTTCCAGCTATAAATGGCATACTCGCAGTCGTTCAAATAGTATTTCCGTATGTACAGATGATTATTCAAAATGCACTAGCAATTGTAAATGGCATAATTCAAGCTGCTATGGCTTTACTTCGTGGCGATTGGGACGGAGCATGGCAAGCTATTTTAACAACAGCTGAAACAATCATGAACAACATTATTTCGTTCTTTTCAGGAATTAACTTGTTTGAAGTTGGTAAGAGCATCATAAATGGCTTAATTAACGGTATCAAGTCGATGGGCAGTAGTATAGTCGGAGCGATTTCCGAGATGATTCCAGCACCAATTCGCGGTGCTACAAGCAAACTTCTTGGTGCGCTACCTAAATTCGCAAAAGGTGGAATTGTTGACTCTACAACATTAGCTTGGGTTGGTGAAGGTGGAGACACCGAAGCGATCATTCCCTGGAATAATAGTCAACGAAGTAAAGATTTATGGCTACAAACAGGTAAAGCACTAGGCATGCTAAATGATAATGGTATGTTAGGTGATATGCAGCAACAAATTATGTTGCAACAACAAGCTGATAAAAGCCCATTAATCAATCCTGGGGATGTAGGAAACACTTTCAATCAAGGTAACGGGAATATTATTCAATTACATTACAACCCACAATACAATGTGCAAAATCCCGATGACTTGAAAGATGTAAAAGAGCATGCGGATGAGGATAAAGACGACCTAGAAGCACGTTTAGCTGAAATCGCACGTAATGAAAGGCGGGTGGAATTCTGATGACATATACAACGATCTCAGGTGATGAATGGGATGGCATTTGCTATAAAGTTTACGGCGATGAAATGATGATGGAACAGCTTATGCAAGCGAATTTAGAGCATATTAATACAGTCGTTTTTCGTGCGGGCATTATTTTAACCGTACCAGACGTCGAAAAAGTAGTTACTGCATCAGATTTACCACCGTGGATGAGGTGATATGATGACAAATACGAGACGTGCAATTATTGATGTTGAGTATGCAGGTGTGAATATTACAGCAGATGTGTCGCCGAATTTAATTTCTTTTACGTACAATGACAACGAAGGACGTAGTGACGACATACAAATTGATATAGATGATCGAGACGGGAAGTGGCATGGTCCTTGGCTGCCTAAAAAGACTGATACGGTGAAAGCATCTATACGCCTAGAAAATTGGCGAAAAGAAAAAGAAGTGCTGCAACTTGATTGTGGCACTTTTTATATTGATGATGTTGGATTTAAAGGTCCACCAGATACGATTAGTATTAAGGCTTTATCTATACCGTTTGTCGGTGGAGGTAAAGAGACAGCACATACGCGTGCATGGGAAAACGTTATGTTGTCCGTTATTTTAGGGGATTTGGCTACATCAGCAGGACTTAAATTGCTATTTGATGCACCTGATTATATGTATGATCGTGTCGATCAAGTGCGACAAACAGATTTATCTTTTGCTAAGCAGTTAGCAAAAAAAGAAGGCTTCGCAGTGAAAGTAACGAAAGAACAACTTGTCGTATACGATGAAAAATCGTATGAAAGTAAACAAGCTGTGCGCACAATTCGTAAGGGTGAAGCAGATATTAAGTCATATAGCTTCAATGATACGGCGGCAGAAGAGCAGTATCAAAAAGTCGAAGTTTCATATTTTGACGATGGACAAAAGAAAGTGCTCAAATACATTTATGTTGTGCCAGGTGTAGAAAAAGGACCGGTTTTAAAGGTTAATAAGCGTGCTAAAAGTTTAGATGAAGCTATGCGTTGGGCCAAAGCTGAAGCAAGGAATAAAAATAAAGGTGCTCGAAAAGGCAAAATTACGCTTTTAGGAGACGAAAGGC